GTGGGGATGGTGTTGCAGATCCTTTCTCACAGCGGGTACGTTCGTGTACCTCCGGTATAAACCGCCAGCGTTTTTACTCGCACGCCCCTTCCACCGGGGTTTTCTTTGAATGTGTTCAATCATTATCAGCTTCTGTCTTGGTGTCAAGCTGATCTTCGAGAACGCGAGCTGACCTACTGTGGAACTGGTAGGTGGCTAGATCTTAGCTGTTCTCGGGAGTGTGGGCTGTTCTCTCTTGTTGTGCCCACTTGTCAATCAACTGATGAGATAGATCATATTTGTGTTCATCAACTCATCGCTTGTGGAGATTGTGATCCAAACATCTTGAAGCTGGTGTACAGTCGGGATACGTCAGTGACTGTGGGACTGTTTGCTAAGCCTACCTTCTTTAGAACCTTCTTCAACCACGGCTTGTCTTATGTACAAGATGTCATGTAAGTCAATTTTTGCGGGCCTTGCATAGCTCTTGCAATTATCTACTTTTCCTAGGAGATGTGGTTTTTGTAAACAAAATTGCTATTTAGACCATAAGAATACACATCATCTGACATCTAGACGTTGTTGAACAACAGCCGTAAATCACCTTGTATGTTGTCACCGACCCATTTGAGACTTTAAACAAAACGAGTATAGTCATTGACATCCAGTTTGTTAGCAAAAGCGGCTTATTCATAAGAAAATTAACGAGCAACACCTACTTTAAACTTGCGCTCATGAATAAACCTTTTTCGCCCGACCTCGGACAATTCTTTCTTTGAAGCTTTCTGTAACCTGAGATCAATCAATTTCCTACTTAGAGGACAAAGTGAAGTACTGTATAGTGACAAACTGGCCAGCAAATGGCATTATCCAACGCTTAAAACCGCAGGTTTCATAGCTGAAGTCAGAAGAGTCTTTTCCAACATACGTGTTATAACAACATTACCGTCTTTTATGGCTATATTCCGTGATAACATGTTGCCGCGTTTGAACTATATTTTTGGATTCTTAAGGACTAAGCCGAGTCCATGGGTTCTAACTTATTGACGAGCGGCACATAATCTTCGCATTGAGGTTGACAGACTAGTGATATCTGCGATATTCCTTGCTATAATGAAAGTATCGTCACCGGCGAAGTGTAGTTGGAATGATTTACGGATTTCTTCGAGAAAATGATCGAGAGATTAAGGAAATTCGTGGATTGTGTCATCATAACTTTAGTATTGCTGTGTACGCAATAAACCATTAAACGAGAATTGATCTCGGTAAGTGAACATAGCGAAAAGATGATAACTTAGGTTACGACCAGTACCGCAATTCGTTGTGCAAGTCGGATGTCCGCTGTAAGTTGTTCCATCAATTATACCTAGACCCTTGAATATAGCCGGATTGTTTTTCCCGTTCCTGATGTGTGTGGTGAATTAAGTCACTGTATTTGCCTCAAAGAAACTCTGATCGCGAAATTACCTGTCGGAACGCATGGATGATACAACCAGTTATTTCACGTGAAGTAAATCGAAAAGAAAAGCATCATAAAAGGTTCGAAGATAAACTGATTGTGTTGAATCATACGATGAAAAGTCAGACTAATAGGTATGAGGAAAAGCTTACATTGTCGAAAAGCGTTCCAGGAGTTGTTATGCGGTCTTCGCAAGCAAAAATTAAGGGAAGTAGCCTTTGAGGAATTTAAGAACGAAATATGAGATCATACCTATACGCGCTCGGATGGTCCAACTAGGGCAGACAATTAGTCGACTTTTAACATCACCACGGTTGCAACGTTTTTACCCACAGGCCTTCTCGGTTTTCATCACTTGATTTTCACCTGATTTGACGAATAAATTGGGTTTTGATTTTTTCTAAATGACTTTGTTTATATTCTCCCTGATTTTATTGGCCTTGTAGGGACAGGTTTAATTTATATGCTGGATGTATTATTCTTGCATTCCCACGTCATCGACGTCTATTTTGAAACCACTATTCTGCATTTTAGTGGTGAGTTGGTCAAGGAACCATTAGGAGAAATACGAGTACTACCGTAACATATTTTAGTCGGGATTAACTTTTGTTCCGCATTGGCGATTTACAATAGCATGGAAAGCGTTGATAGGGCATGGTTCAGCGTAAACCATAGATATTTACCTGGTGGGATCATTCTAATCTATGATTTTGAATAACGATTCTCTGGACTTTCGACACGTGCAATAGTGTATCCACACTTCATACGGAGGAAGGTTTGGCAGTTCGTAAGTGATGTCGCCAAGCTTGAATTTGAATTTCTTCAATATTGACCTGTTCCATTTGCCCGCTATCATCTAATTATATTGTTTCCTTGAGATATGGAATGAACAAGGAACATCATATCCTTTTGCTGAAATACTTGGAAGAGATATAACATTGTCAGAGTAATCTATAACAAAATCAACGCGCTAATATTCACGGTAATTATCGCATAGCATTCTAGCACGTCTGCCCATTCCTCTAGAAACTTTGCCCTCCAATCTACCAACCATTGTTGTATTGACGAGATGTCCACGTTGTTCACTGGGGAATATTGCGTGATAAACAAAGTCATTCCCTACTTGCCGAGGGTTTGAGACCAGCGTGTTAATGAAATCACGGGGAAATTGCAAATTACGCCAATTGGGTATCAAGTGTTGTTTGTCCATGAATAGTAATGCTTTGATTGCGCAATTGGCTTTTTGTTGAGTGATGTCTATTATCTCGTCATTCGCAGGCTTTGTGATTCCTTTATGCTGCAGAAATTCTTTGACAGTCCTCATCAGTGACCGACCTTGTAGTCTGTTATCCACTACTTGCGAGTTCTACATCCATCTAACTCTCGACAAAAAATGTCTCAATCTGTTTGTATTTGGATCTCTCTACAGATGGTCCTGGTTCAATAGTTTTGGAGTCCATTTGTCCAAGAATTAGTAGCATTTGAAAAATACGTCTCTGTGGTCCGGAAGATCTAACGGTTGTATACCAACATACTTCTTAACTTAGTTAGAGATGTTGTTGTGGTCAAATATGGAAGCCTTTTGATAATCTGTAGCCTTTTATGCGATGATTTTCTCGCGACCAAGAATGGCTCTACAAACGTCTCCTGTTTTAGGATCGAAATTGAAAGTTCCTAACATAGTGTTGGTGAGTTTGACGATACGGGTATGCTACCGACTGTGGTGTCGAGTGATGGTGATTGCCCCGAAGTAAACGTTATTTTCGACAAGTGTAGGGGCTATAGAAATTTACAGTCCGTACATCTGTGTGAGTCTGTAAAGTTATCCTAAAGTCGGTTGACAATCCAGGAAAGTCCTTTCATCGCCCATTGTTGAGCCTATCATTGCCCATCCTTTGATTGAAGCGGGTTAAATCCTGACACCTGCTGACGAATAAACTCTAGTGAGAGTTTTATTGTCGGTTATGGGCATCCATTGCACAAGATACGCTGTGCTCCAAGATATGCCTTCGACTCGACCTGCTAGGCCTTCAAATAGGGCTGTCCAGGCCAGGACGCCTTGCATAGCATCTCTGGAATAGAATATTTTCGGGTGGAAGTTGTTTTGTGTACAATACCTACCTATGTGAGGGAGGAATTTCGGAGTCAGCGTACCATAAATACCAATAGAATTTTGATTAACAGCTTTAAAAGAGGCTTTGTAATTATTATTCAACATCATGACACGATGACCAGTCTTCCATTTTCTATCACCCATGACAAAAATCGGCTTGTTAAGGTCTTATCCGAAGCTTTAAATGCAAGAGAGTGTGGCTTATAAGCGCGATGGCTCTAAAAGTTGATGTCCTGCGTAGTTCTCGAGGAATGGAGCAACGACTTTCCTGGCATTATTGGCTTGGCATACTCCGAATGACCTTGTTTGTAAAGAGTGAGTGTTCATGGCGTTATTTTCGAACCTTACGTCATTCTCTAAATTTTCTTGCCCGACTCTGCAAGCGATTACATTGCCGTCTTATAGAACGTTGTATACTTTACTGTTCTTTATTGAAGTTTCCTCGTTTAATCCCATCGGAGTTCCTGATCTGAAGTCTGCGGCTATAGGTCGCCAATGTGTTTTGAAGTACTTCACAATACCGAAGACTACGGTCGATAGTCCAACCATGAGGAAAATTGCTGTGAGAACGGTAGCTTGATTGTTTTAGTCTGATATCTCGTTCAAATAAGCATGCAAATCATGCATTGTCTATCCTCCCCAATGAACAACTTGTCTGAGTTCTTGGTTGTTTAACTTCCTCTCAAACCAACATTTCAATTTGGATGCAAACCAAGTCTTTGTTTTCTGTTCTTCTACTGGATTGCCGGAGAAGATCTTTTTAAGATCCTTGAATATGAAGTCGTACACGTTGAAACTTTTATGTTTTTTCAACTAACTTATTATGGTTTTATGGTTCTTTTTGATGCATTAGAGACAACCATAATCATAATTACTCAAAATGTCAATTGTACTTCTGTGATATTCAATAGGTGCCATGCAGTGTTTGCAATAATAATTAATGCGGTTGAAGGAATAGTGAAGTCCGTCATAGGTGAGATCGAATGATGCGGTACTCCTGACCAAACTTTTCGTCGTTGACTTGGTTTTGACTTTTATGCCATCTTGGTACAAATAGCTTCTCATCAAATCTGCAGTGACTTTGTTCAATGTTTGTTTTTTGTTCATGTTCAGATCATCAACTGGACGAACATAATTTGTTGATTGCTTGAACAATCCAATGACGTCAAGTTTTGATTTAATTAATTGAACTTCCTTCTAGTCTTATTAGGACAATTGTGATAAACAGGACTTTGGGAACAAACGCAACTTCCCGTTGTTGTAGATAAAGAAGTAGATTGTTTTCCAACTTTTCTAAATAGCGTTAAATAAATCCTGCGGTACGTTAGCTAGGTCGTTGATGACGTATGGCTTGTTTTCAGTGAATACCTGTTCAATCTATTGGACAATTAAATCTTCACTTTTAGGTGGCAGTAGAATTTAACTAACTGCATGAGTGCACATGGGGAAGGTGCTTTAATACTTTGCGAGTTATGATGATGGGAAGTCTTACGGGAGTTACCTGAGACATTTGTTCATGATAGCCATCGGACAAGTCAAAGAATTATCACATTGAGAGTGGAGTATTTGGGTTATGTTTGTGTCCGCTACGTCATTTAGTTTGAGATCGACTAATACTGGAGCCGCAGAACAAAAGAATTTCAAAGAGAGATCGGGATCAAAAAAGGCATTGCGTCGAAGCAATGGAATATTGCCTTGAGTATATACGTGGGTGACCAGTTTGAGCAAAGCTTCTTAGCTAACAAGCGTGGCAAATTGGGGATATCTCTTGACGTCTATTAGGAGTGTGGGTGTTAAACCAATTAAATCCTTCAATTAGTTTGTTTGGGACAGGCCAGTTTATAAAGTGGCTATAATGGCATCCTATGTAGTTCGGCAGCCCTCATATATGCTCATAAGTGTTTGACGTGCAGAATCTATCTGGCGATCTGGATCCAACTTGTGTCGACCTACTTCGTAGACAGTCATGACTAAAATTCTGACACTACTCGTTTTGTCAATGATCTTACATGAAAAGACAATTTTCTGATCTAAGAATGCGGTTAGGTCGCTTTAGAGGACAATGACGAATTTTGTTGTGTTTATGTCAGCTAAGCTCGGTACATAATTATAAATCTCGACATCGGTGTTCACCAGTGAAGCCTTTTAAACATTAATATATAACGGTTTTGATTTGGATGACTCTAACATCAATTCTTTTTTAACATTATTTAGGAATGCGTTGGCTTTCTTATCCCCGGTTTTGGTTGGAGGAATGCAGATTCTCTGGCCGTAGATGCTGGCAATTTGGCAAACAAACCGTTAGTATGACTATACGGAGACGGGTTGGGGTTCCTTGTTCTCATAGTGCTTGAATAAAGTGTGTAGACTTGAGATCGAAATTTTTGCAGTACCCAAAAGCGACTGATAAAGTGCACTGACATTGGCGCCAATTTTGAAGACTGGATAATTGCCTGGTTCAATCTTTGTAATGCAACCTCTAATGTGTATCGGCATCATACGGGATGTGTCAAATATTTTGTTCACCTCAAAACGAATGGCACCAGTGCTATAATTAAGATTCCTTTCCAGAAGAACAACAGCTTTGGCCATCATTTTTGGGTTCACGATAAGACCTCTAACGCCTTTTGTTTTACTAGTTAGATTAGTAATAACTACCTCTTGCTCCATTCCATTTATAACCACGTCTACAGTTCCGTTGGGTTTGACTTTAGTGAAACAAAGTGGATTAGTGTAATAGAGGTGTTGTTCTTTAGGATTGTCTTTGACTATTAGAGGAGGAATGTTCGACCTTGCATCATAAGATTGCTTCATCAGGGCATCTGTTTTTTAGTAGGATAGAGGTGGATATTAAGGAGCTCTCCACCGCAAGTGTGTCGTGAAAAGAGGCCGTTGGCAGGTGAGAATAGCATTGCCGTCCTGATGACGCATAAGTCTTCCCATAGCTTGAACAATGGTCTGATACTCGGGTTGATAACTGGCAATCTGCATGAGGACCTGAGGATTCGTAGTCGAAACGTATAGATACCTCTTAAAATGAATTTGGCCGAATTTGAGGTTGTGTTTTGGATTCCATCCCTGACAATAATTTGGGTGAACGACATATGAAGACTTCAAAGAACCAGTGATTGTACCTTCGAGACGCATGATGGTAGGTCCGATTTTTCCATCCTGTTAGGTGATGTAGTTGCCGAATATGACTGAATCGTCAACCAGGTTGTTCATTTCTCGAATTGGTGGCGGTCGTACAATATGTGCTATAAGCCTGGCATTTGACCTGAGGTTCTTAGCAGTGATTATACAAACTTCTAGGACTTGCTTCACGGATGCGAGAACGGGGTTGAATGCTGTTGCACTCATCAAAATGATATTCTTCCATGTCTCCTTACATTTAAGAACCTAAAGATTGTAGGGCGTTAATTGCTGGAACTCATCAACAATGGTTATGTTTTGTTTTGGATCGGCATGTCCTGGAGTGCAAACTGTAAGATGGTTAGGTTGTTTATCTTTTCGAATCTTGAAACCAACTTATATTTTGTGGTAACGACCTTGTTGTCTGTTTCTTTCCAAAGCGTCCAATTACGACTTGTATAAATCTTCAGCAAGGGCTATGTTAGGGACAACTATATCAACACACCTTTGTCTATTGTAAGACTATGTAAGCTCAAGTGCAAGTTGTGTTGACTTTCCGAAACCGAGAGGTGCAACAACGACTGGAACAATCTTTTTTTCCATTGCTTCCTTGATTTTCTTCACCATGTCAACATAATCCTGATGTGTGGCTCTCTGGAGCTGTTTTGTAACGGATGGATCGACTTATACATCGGCAATTTATCTGATCTTGCGCGGTGCTTAATGGAAATATGATCGGCCATTGGCTTCCAAATATTCAGGTGTTTTCAACTAATCGAACACTTCGAAGACGACAGTTGTGTATCCCTTGGGGCCTTTTATTTTGATGAAATCGCCATTTTTGACGTCATTACATTTTATCGGCTGGGCTTTATTGTTTTTAATGAAGTTAGTGCTATAAACCCCGGCCAAATTTTGAACATAAGAGTTGGTGCTTTCTACTCTCTTAAAGTCAATTACTCGTTCCGCTTTATGATCTTTAAGAACACTTGATTTGTAATAAAGGGTCGAGTTTGATATAACAAATGTCATGTTTCGGATTTTGGAAATATCCTACACTACGACATCAAGGTTGTTGCTCATGGATCTTGAGAGTTCAAACTGTTAGATGCAGGCTCCTTACTCTATCTTTACGTGTTTGAGTTCTGTCAGATGTTAGAATGGTGTAGAAACAGCAGCCCCGATTTATTCGATTTTACTTTTCAGTATCTTTACAAATTCGTCTAAGGCGCCCTTGGATAGGCTGTAGTCAGATTATTCGCGCTCATCTTAGTAAGCCACGTCAACTTCAGAATCGCTGTCGTATGTTTGACTGAATTCACTATCGTCCGAATAATCATTTTCATCATCCGATCTCTGCTCGTCAGTTTGTGCCAAATCTCGCTTCCTACCTTCAGTGACCGAAATACCTTCATCTTCACATACCATTTTATAAAACGGATCTTCATTGTGGTTCTTAGACTTCTTCTTGTCCTTGCTCTGTTTCTTAAATGAGTCGTCCTCAATACGGTCGTATTGCTTCGGTGCCGACGATTTAACAACTTTTTTTGAGGAAACTATGCCGTCTGAAGGTACTTTGTAAGTAGTGGCTTTCTTGTTCCATTCTTGGCTACCGGGTTTCGGGTCATAACCCATCCAAAACATGAAATCATCATCGTCGTGTTGAAGGCAGTTGCTAACACCATGTTTTTTGCAATAAGTTCCATAGACTTTTGGGTTCTTTTGGTAGTATGGTTAAAGGGCTTCAAGACGTCTCTGCCAGCTGGTGGTGAAGGGTACGTTACCTTTGCCGGCGTAAGAGCAGTGAGTTGGAACGGTTTGGACAATTGTGCTAAGGAAGTCTGCATCCAAATGATGGACCTGAAGGTGATCTTCAAAGTACATTACGTCTTCGTTTGGAATTATTTTTATTCCAGTTAAACTTAATTTTTGAATTGTGTCATTGACTAGCTTAGCTGGTATAATGCCGCAATAACCTTCTGGATAAAAATGGGTTTCACCGTTAATGACCAAAAACTTGCACAATTTGGAGAAACAATTTTCTTCAGTATGGACCTAACATATTTTCACAGTACAATCGCATCCAGTGTCAGCTGCGTTGAGCATATAAATATTCGCTCCACATTGATCTTAATGCAAGCCATTGCAGCCACATGGGTATTGTCTTGAATCGATTACCACTCTCCGTCCGATGTGTGTATGATCTGGTTTGTAACCCGCTATCTCATCGGCCACCTTGTCTAAGATTCCTGATTCAATCATTTTCTGAACAGCTTCCAGTTCAAAGTCGCGTGGTTTTTAATCGATTTTTTCCGTTATTGGTTGTTGGGGTGATTCACTTGTTTTACAACAGTTAGATTTGCATGAGTCATTGCTGTTGCAATTAGCTTCTTGATTCTTTTATTCACTACAAGCGTCTTCACAGTAACATTGGTCTTTAGTACACAAGTTGACTTTGTTCATCCTCTCCAATCTCTCCAATACATCAAACCTCTGAAGTCTTCTCAGTTTCCTAACATGATTGGCCATGCAATTAGCTTTTGCCATGTTGATCTTCATTTTTCGGTAAACATTCTCATATCCTCTGCTGATGTCAATTAGGCGATCTAAAAGTGAACGTCTCTTGATTGCTCTATTGCCGTGACGCATTTCCAACTCACAGATTATACCATATTTGGTATAATGTGACCGAACGAGTGATTTTATGACAACGTGGCTAAGTTGGTGTTGCGAGATCACCACAGGTTCCTGCTGTTTGACGCTTTTACCGAGGCTGAAGGTTTTGAAATTAAACACACGCTGAAGGTTCTCTCTGTGCGGCTTGCTCTTCTTGACTCTGAACCATTTACCCGCCTTTTTATCAATGACCCCGTCAACTTTATTTATTTAATTGTTTGCGATTGTTGCAACTTTGTCTGCTGAGGGCTTTGCGCAAGCTTTATACATGCCTGGGCAAATTGGTACGGGTTTAATAATTATGGGTTTGGCCGGTCCGTGGTGGTAACCATCTTCCCCGTTTTGAAGATTGTCCTTTAGCTGAACTGTTTTTTTGTGTTGTAGGTAAGGACATATTTGGATCATGTGACCATTTATCTTACAATAAGCACATACTGCGCGAGGGCAACTCCAGAACACATGATGGGGGATTGTACAATTGGGATTGCTGCTGTCATAGGGGCAATATGGACATGTCCAATTGATTTGTTGACACTTGAGGTTCTTCTCCCTATCCTCACAATCGTCTTGACCGCACTTTAAACACCTTGAAACATAATCCTCTTGATCTCTTAAAGATTGGTTCATAGCCCTGAGAGCATATGGGTGGTCACCAAAACGACGAACAATCTTCTCCCGATATGTTCTCTTCTGCTTTCGCTCACCATTGTTGTTGTATTTTGGACGCTTCCCATTGAGCGCTGGGAAGAATGGGGCCATCTTGACTTTTATGGTTTCCATGGCCTGCTCGTAAGAGCATATGG